GTTTACTTCCCACGTATGATTTGTCAATTTTGGACCGTCAATCCGCATACTTACTGCCTGCGCTGTCCCGATTGTCGGCAAACGCTTAATATCAGTCACGGTTGCCTCTGCGTCAGCGGCCCACAACGCCAATTCTGGCGAACCTACCTCGTTGTTATCCCACTCAGCGGTGCCCCATGCAGACGTTGAGTCGCGGCCCGCGATCACAACGTCGAATGTCTTGTACGCCTGTGCCTTGTCAAAGTCACGGTAGACGCTTACACCCAACGTGATGGCTGATCTAGCCAATGTCACCATGCGGGCTTTACCCCACCGTTTCTTAACAATTGGGTTCTTTGTCGTTACCCACGTAGTTGTAAAGTGGGAATTAATGTGGGCTTCCACAGGATCATTAGAATCAAGGTAGCGGTCTGTGACCCGTGTATCATCTGCATCCATCTGAATAACGCTGCCTGTGTTTGTAACACAGCCACCGACTGCAATCGGAGTAGAGTTCGGAGGCCGATACGCATACAGCGGCCCCGCGTCAATGTCTGTCGTCGTCCATGCGCCACTCTCACCCAACGACGGATCATATACCAGTGTGCGTCGTACGGTAGCGGCCCCGCTGGCAGTCCAGTCAACCGACACATACAGACGGTTATTCGACCATGCCAACTGGGGCGGATTCGTAAACGAGATACGCCCATCGTCAATAGCGGGCTGTAACTTGTTGAACACCCAATGGAACCGTTCCCCGTCATACAGGTAGACGCCTTGATGTCCGTGCCATGTGAACACCCCGTAAGGGGTGGACACGGGGCTAGAAAGTGCTACTGAGCCGACTGAGTTCGATAGTTGAACTACTTGGAAAGAATCGGAGTCGAAGCCGAATACGGCATACGCACTGTTGTTCTTAAACACGACCAGACGGTCGCCGTGGGGAACCAACCCAGTGATGTAGTCACCGTGTTCGCCCTTATCAATGTCCACATAGTCGGATGCCGACCATTTTTCAGCATCGTTCAGGTTCGACCAACGTAGACGAAACTTTTCGCCTTCAATGTTGCCAACCCAAACAAAGTTGTTCCATGCCGCAATATACTGCGCCTTCGGCATATTCCCTGAGGAACCATCAATCGTAGTTCCCAAGTCGGCGTCGGTGGAACCATCCCACTTGAACGACACCTTGTCGTATGAGACACCGTATGCGACGTTATTGAACGTAACCCCGTATACGCGCGAACCCGCAGTTCGCGCCGTAATATTTGTGAAAGCGGTAAAGTCGCCACTCGCAGAGTGGGCAACGGCGGTACCGTAGTTGACCATCAACTGATTCGTGCCACCGTCAGTGTGAAAGCCCCAAATGCCTTTTACGTCGGCACTGAGGGCTGTAGCGTTACGTCGGTCGATGCCGTTTCGCATGGCGATCCCGCCACGGGGATCGACACTGACGTTCATCATGTCGGGGGATTCGTTTTTGGCAAGGTCGAACTGATCTGCCCGCAAATTCAGGCCACCAGCAAATGATTCTAATGTCGCCAACCTGAAGTCGCGTTTAGCCATAACGAGTTACCAAACAATCCCACCTGTGCTTGCATACCGCAACGACCCATACCCAGCCAAATAGCGGGTATTTGTGCGGGAATTAGCCACCATCGGCTGTGGTGCAGGCGTATCAGCGTACCTGCGTGCCACATTGTCAAGTTCGATCTGAAACTGCTGCATGTACTGACTCGCCATCAGCGGGTCTTCCTGCTGTAAATATGCCTTCGCCAATCCGTAGGTAGCGAGAATGGGATGGAAAGCGTCAGGTAGGTCAGGTTCTATGTCATCAGCCGTCCCGCTACCGAAGGCGGTCGGGTTGCGGAAAGCGCGTACAGTGACCGTTAGCGTGTCGCTGTCGGGAGTCGGATAGAACCGTACGGTATCGTTCCAGATACTGTACTCCCACGGTTCACCTGAAGTAGACACATCCAATGGATGACTGAATTCTGCTGCATCTCTTCCAACGTACGCTAGTACGTGGTCGTCAGTGCGGATTGCCGCTATTTCTCGTAGCCCCTGTGTAACTGATGCCCCGATGAAAGCCAACGTGTAGTCTTTTGTTCCAGATGTGGTGGTAAAAGTTGTTGTGGTTTCAAAGAACGGCCACCGCTTCTCGCTGAAAACGAGAGTATCGAAACCCTGCCCCAGCATGGTGTCAAGCACTGTGTCCGATACGTCGGTGGAGTCGATGTCGATAACAGCGCGGATTTGGTCCCGCATCTGTTTAATAGTCATCGCCATTAGAGTACCGCCTTTGCCGCCTGTCGTGTATGTGAGGCACAGAGAACAGACCCAGCAACGGGGCGCGCTTTACACGCCGCCCCGCTGCGGGTCAAAGCAGAACAAAGTGTGGTCTGAGGGGGTTCCCACTCGTCAACGAGTTCTGAAACCCCTGCCACCAAACGGGCGCCTTTAGCGACCCCCATCGCATACGTGGCGGGAGGAGCGCCAACCGACCCTGCTGGGATAGCGTCGGGTCGGGATGCAAGCGCGGGAACGCTATGGCGTACCATTTGTTTCCATTCTGCTAGACAGTTTGTGGGGGCGGGACTTCCGCCCCCACAAACAAATTGTTATCAGGTAATGCCAAACATGTAACCCTGACGAGCGCGGTTGCTGCAAGTCAAGTTACCGTAAGACAAAATCTGCGCGTAACGCGCATCCTGATTGGTGGGCCGCACGAACGGTGTTGGCTTGAACCAAACGTCCGAATGAGCCACAAGGCGCAGATACTTGGTGTTCAGGAACATCAATTCTCCTGAAGTGCAAGCACTGTCAAATGTGACGGGTGCGCCCTTGTAAAGCAGATTCTGGAATCCAGCGTCTGCCGTACCAGCATCCGAATACCGCAACTGCGGCTGAAGCAGAGCCTCATAGGACTCGTATACAGCCTGCGTGCCGATCAGGATGGTTGGCTGGTCGTTGCCGACTGAAACGGTGTTGTAGACATTTGCCATTGTAGCAAGTGCCAAAGCGCCACCTTCGTCGGTTTCCGTCGATGCCCACCAAGAGTTCCCCGAATCAGTCGGATCAATCCCACCGAGGGCTGTGTTGGGCTTGGTAACAATCAGATCCAGACCAATCCAGTCCTTGCTGCTGTTACCCGTGCCATCACCCCAAAACATGGTGTTCATGTTCTCAATGACGGTTTCCTCAGCCTGCATGATCTTGCCTTCCAGCAGATCAATGATTTCGGCTTCGCCGTTGTTCTTTGCTTCTTCAATACCGTTGATCGTGATAGTGACCGCGTACTGCTTCCAGTCGTACTCAGCGGCAGAAATGCCAGTCTGAGCAGTCGTGGAGATGGTATCCGATCCACTATACGAGGCAGCGGTGCTGTTGGTCCCATAGATGAGCGGAACAACGATCTTTGCACCACCACTGATGCGCCGAATGGTCTGTCCATTGGTCAGCGCGTAGAACAGTGGTCGGGCAGAGAAGATGTTGTCCGTCAACTTAGGGATGTAGTTCTTCAACGTGGTTGATAGAATCTGATCGAAATTATCATTTCCTGCCATGCTGAATCACCCCTTTCAAATATAGTTGGTTAGTTGTTAGATTCTTCTAAAGCCAGACGATAAGCGTCGCGGATCGAAGACACCGCGCCGACAGCACGCTCAACATTACCCGAAGTCGAACCTCCCGTAGTCGAATCGACCACGTTCGCAGCCCGCTTCTCTTCCACAATATCAGCATTCCTAGCCCTATCCTGCATCGACTCGTAAGTCATATGCGTGTAAGCGGCTTCCAAATTGCCTATGTTGTTGCGAAGAGCGTGTGCGTATAGTTCACTCTCGTTAATGTCAGTTCCGTACTTGTTGCGCAGTTTCTGCAAATCCTTCTGCAAATTCTGCTGTCTTCCCGCTCGTTCTTGAGTTTCAATGGATGTTTCAATTCGTCGCAAGCGAATTTCTTCAGGGTCCAAATCCTCAAAGTCTTCTTCAACCTGAGGGGATTGGTTGCCCGTACTAACCCCAAAGGCATCACCTAAGGCGGTGATGGCCCCACGGGGGTCAGCCTCTAATGCTTGGACGATTGCCTCACCTTGAGCCAATCTCTCGCGTTCACGGCCCAACTCCTGCGTCTTACGGGTGTAATCCGCCTGACGTTGGTAACCGTTTTGAAGTTCCTCCAAAGAAACAAGGTGCGTTTCGCCGTCTATCTTGACAGTGTGTGTGCCTTGTCCTGAAGTTGCTTCATTTGAAAGTTCAGGAGTACTGGTGCCCAGTTCCATCGTTTCATTTTCCATGTGGAATCCTTTCGGTTATTCCTATTGTAAAGAAAATAGTGTCCCAAATCACAGATTTGGCAGTTCCATACCCATTTGATTCTGCAACTGGGTTAGTAACTCGGGCGGCACGCCGCCCGTAGACTCAAAAACCTGATCTGGAATAGGTGCTGGCCCCGCACCACCCGTCATCGCGGGAGGAGCCATACCCTGCGGAGGTGCCCCTTGAGGTGGTCCCCCCTGAGGGGGAGGCCCACCCTGCGGAGGCATCGCAGGCTGCT